TTATAAGCCTTTGAGTATGCTAAGTGCAGAAGATAGAATACAATTTGCGTACAATCCGTTAAGCGGAATGTTTGGCAAAGATCTAGCTCAATTAATGACTGGAGTTGATTACGGTGGCGTAGAAATACGCAGCTTAGATTTCAGTGGCACTAGTGGATGGGATAGTCAAGGATGGTATACTGATACATGGGATACGTTTGATAACAGCTTTGAAGATGAAATTTTTACAGCCGACGGTTCGACCATCTTTGTTGAAGTATCGACTCCATTGGAAGCTGGTGTCGTTTACACTGTTTACAAAAATAATGTAAGAATTGACGATCCTAATTTTGATGCAGGTAATCCAACAAACATTAATGCAATTGTAAATAGTATCACTGGTGACGGAGTAACAACTGTTATTGATCTTGACGATTTAGGTATTCGTATGCTAGATGGTGATGTACTAATTATCCGTAAGATTACAAGCGACGGTAGTGTAATTCCTGATCCAGACAGTTATGATACTGCATTAAGCGGTGGCGACTTAGCATACTCAACTGCAAAAGGTATTAACGCAGAAGAAATTATTGTAGACGGTGACGGATTTGTTACTCCTACTACAAGCGGCGGCCCTGAAGAACTTGTACCTGGACAAGTGTTAGACACACTAGATATTAAAGTATATACTAGAGACAGCAACGGCCAAGGATTAATCTTTAGCCAGAGCTACATTATGGATGATTCAATATCTACTTATGATTTAGGTGTTATTCCTAGCACACGTAATGCAGTGTTTGTTAAAGTTGATAATCAGTTACTTGCTGATACAGAATACTCAATTAATTGGGCTGATAATACTATTACTATCAACAATCCAATTAACGGGGTTGAATTTAATATTACTTCACAAGCAATCGGAACTGCAAATATTATAGATTATGGTAGATTTATTTCAAGTGCATCTCAAATAGAATATTTGACAACAGTTATTTGGTCAGATAATAACAGTGCGTTTGTAACTGTTGATGGAATTGTTAACGAAGTAACATTAGCAGAATTAAATGGAAAAACTGTTATTAGATTTGATACTCCGCAAGATGCAGATGCTATTATTAACTATGCATTGTTTGATGGAACTTCGCAAGTAAATTACAGCCAAGTAGCAAAAGACACATTTACAACTAATGGAATTACAAACAGTTTTGCATTGCAAAATGCACCGTTCTATTCTACACCAACTGAACATAACGTTATTGTTAAACTTGGCAATGCAATTCTAAATGCAGGATACAATATACAATATGTTATTCCAGATAATAATCAGCGCGAATACCGATTAGAATCATTCCAACAACCAGTCGGATCACTTGACACTGACGATGTTAAATTGTTCTTAAATGGTGTTGAACTATCTGCTCCAGTACAATGGCGTTTTGATATTGCTAATAGTAATGTAGTACTAGCAACAGATTACGGTGTACCCGGCGACTTAATAGAAATATACGTTATTACTGACGGCGATTACAGACTAACCGGCGGCACTGTAGTATTAGATACTATTCCAACCGCTGGCCAAACATTGGAAGTATTCCAGTATTCAAATCACGACATTATGCAGATAGAACGTATCAATTATGATGTAGTGGCTAGAGATACTATTATACCTGAAGACATTAATTATGTAACTTACAGTAGATTAACAGTCGGAGAAGTTAAATTACGTCAACCTGCGATTGCAGCACAGTATGTTTGGGTAACAGTTAATGGAGAATTATTAACTCCTAATGTTGATTATTATGTAACTACTGACAAGGCTAATGTAAGATTAATTAAGCGTCCGTCACTAGATGACGTAATTGACATCTTGCACTTTACAGCACCTGCTAATGTTGCTAAATTTGCATACAGACAATTTAAAGATATGTTAAACAGAACACACTTTAAGCGTTTGGATGCAGCAACAACTACTCTTGCACAGCCGTTAAATTATTACGATTTACGAATTGAATTAGTTGACGGCAGTGAGTTAGCAGAGCCTAACAAAGGCCGCAATTTGCCAGGTATTGTTTTTATTGCAGGAGAGCGTATCGAATACTTTGTTAAAGAAGGTAATACACTACGTCAACTACGTAGAGGAACACTAGGAACTGGTGTTAAGAATGTTTACGAAGTAGGCACTAATGTATATGATCAAAATATCAGCAAGACTGTTCCTTACAAAGACAGAACTCTTGTAGAACACTTTAATCCTTATGCAGACGGCTTAACTAATACATTTGAAATAGGGTTCCCAGTAGATTCAGTTGATGAAATTGAAGTATTTGTAGAAGGGCGCCGTATACGTAAGTCTGCTATAGAAGTGTTTAATCCAACGATTGCACTTGATAGCCCCGAAGGCGATACAACTAGCATTGAAGAATTTACACTAGTTATTATCAAAGACGAATTCGGCAAAACTATCTCATCAACAGTAGTACTAAACACTGCGCCATTAGCAGCAGATCCTACAATCAAAGTTAGAGTAACCGTAATAAAGAAAGTTGGTCAGGCTTGGACCTTAGAAGGTACAAACTTAGGCGATTCAGAAAATTCCATTGCACGATTCTTGCGAGCAGGAACTTCGGCGCTACCCGAATAAATACAGTATAGGAAATTTAAATGAGCGATAACATGCAAGACACAAACGGAGTACTAGTGCAGGGGCACATCAAAATATTTGACCCTGAATCACAAAAAGTTTACATTGACAAGCGCAATGCAATTCATTATGAAAACATGAGTATTGCACTTGCTGAAAGTTTGAGCAATGCAGGTCAAGGATTTATTTATGAAATGAGCTTCGGTAACGGCGGCACAAGTGTTGACCCTACTGGTATTATTACATATTTGACACCTAACAGCACAGGTACAAATGCAAGTTTGTATAATCAAACGTATTCTAAAGTAGTTGACGATCGTAGTGTAAACAATACTGATCCTGCTAGAAATAAACTTGAGACTAGACACGTAAGTGGTACTAACTATACTGATATTATTGTAAGTTGTTTGCTCGATTACGGCGAGCCAAACGGCCAAGATGCATTTGATACAGCAAGTGCAACAGATTCGCTATATGTATTTGACGAATTAGGGTTGCGTAGTTACGCCACAGACGGTACTGGTAGACTAATTACACATGTTATTTTCCACCCAGTACAAAAGAGTTTGAATAGATTAATTCAAATTGATTACACAGTCCGTGTACAAAGTTTAGCAGGTTAAGGAGTAGATAATGGCATACGAAATTAGATACACTGATACTGTTAATAAAGGCTCAATTTTTATTGAAGACAGTACATTAAATTCAGAAACAAGTCTAAGTTTACCAGGTAGATTTACTACTGCATATGGACAAGCAGTAAGCGAAAACTTTTTACATTTACTAGAAAATTTTGCAAATGATAGCGCACCTAGTCGTCCTGTAGAAGGACAAATTTGGTATGATACATCTATAAATGTTAATCAATTAAAAGTATATGATGGCACAAATTGGGTTGCAGCTGGCGGCCTAAAAAAAGCAAGCTCAGAACCTTCAGTTTCAAATAGTTTAGCAGGCGATTTATGGGTAAACACTGAAAGTCAACAATTATATTTGTTTACAGGTAGTGCATGGGTCTTAGTCGGCCCTCAATTTAGTGACGGATTGTTAACTGGTGCACAATCACAGAATATTATAGGAACTGATGACGTAGGATACAACGTACTTGCAATTAAAGTTGAAGACGAACCGGTTGCTATTATTAGTAGTCAAGCGTTTATTCCTAAAACAGCAATTAAAGGATTTAGATCTGGTATTAATGCAGGTTTTAACATTAGTACAGAACCGCTAGTAGGAACACAAGTATTAAAATATTTTGGAACTTCTGAAAAAGCTGAAAACTTAATTGTTGCAGGTGCAGTTGTTCCTGCAAGTAATTTCTTAAGAGGTAATGCAAGTTCAACTACTAACTTTGATTTAAACGTTAAAAATAACGAAGGTGTTACAATTGGTACAGGCGGACAGCTAACGATTGGGGTCGACGGCGAAGCTGGACTAATTCAACATAATACTAACGGTGCTAATATTGACATTAGACTACGTAACGGAAACATAACTCCAACTGTAGTTAGAATTGATGCTCAGGGACTAGTAGGATTTAATAACAGTGCTCCTGAGCAAGCAGTTGATGTTAATGGAAACATAAGAGTTTCGCCTAGAACAGGTGAAACTGATTCTGGATATTTACAAATAACAAGTACTATAGACAGCACTGATTTGGGCGTAGGTAGTATTCTTACAGCAGGTGGCGCAGCAATTGCTAAAAACGTAATTGTCGGCGGCGATCTAAATATGATCGGTGAAGGCGACATTATTAGTGCTAATGTGTTCCCTGATTCAAACTCAACAAGGTCAATAGGTAGTTCAGTATTAAAATTTAATCAAATACATGCTACAACATTCTACGGAAATGTTCAGGGTAACGTAAGTGGAACAGTTAGTGGCCGCGCAGGCAGTGCAGATAGACTTGCTAGTGCAACTACATTTACGTTAAGCGGCGATGTTGAGCCAAACAGTTTTTCTTTTGATGGACAAACTGGCGGAAGCACTAAAACATTTAATGTTTCAATCGCTAATAGTTTTATATCAAATAAAACAGTAACATATGATGCAAGCAATGCTGACGAATTGTTATTAAACGTAACTACAGGAACAACGGGTGTTTATAAAATTACTAAGCGTAATTTTCTAAAATCAATACCATTGGTGCCTCCGGGTGCAATTATGCCATTTGGTGGAACTGAAGCACCAACTGGATGGTTAATATGTGACGGAAGTGAAGTTAAACGTTCTGATTTCACTGAGTTATATAACGTAATTGGATTTAACTTTAAAGACCCTGCACTATTATCTGATGCTGGTGTTAACTATTTTGCGCTTCCGGACATGCGTGGTAGATTCCCACTAGGTCTTGATAACTTGGGAGGCCCAAGTGCTAATAGAGTTACTAATGCTGCGGCTGACCAAATCGGCGGAAACTTAGGTGCAGAGTCAACTTCAATTGGAATTGATAACTTACCTGAACATGAGCACGATATGGAAGGTAGTAACGGTAACCAATACTACGGAATTCGTGAAGCATCTGGTGCAGCAGAAGACGTTGGCGCAATTACCCTTTCGATAGAACCAGGGCTAGGCGGCACACAAGGTCTAGCACAAAGTGGTGGTGTAAAAACAACAGGTGTATTAGGCACTGCATTAAATGTAATGAACCCATACTTAGCATTAAATTATATAATTTACACTGGAAAATAAAACATGAGTTATCAACTAAACAAGACAGACGGAACACTGCTAACAGATTTAATCGACGGGCAAATTGATAATAGTAGCACTAACCTTGTGTTAGTTGGTAGAAATTATTCCGGGTACGGTGAATATTTTAATGAAAACTTTATTAAGTTATTAGAAAGTTTTGCAAATACTGCTGCTCCTAGCAATCCGTTAACAGGACAGGTATGGTGGGATGTAACTGATCAGCGATTAAAAGTATACGACGGTGCAGTATGGAAAGCATCCGGCGGACCATTTGTACAAGATTCGCGACCACAAATGGTTGCCGGCGACTTATGGATTGACAACCTAAACAATCAGTTGTATGCATATGACGGAACAGATACTATATTAATTGGTCCACAATATACTGCTACTCAAGGGCAAAGCGGATTTGTAATTGGAAGTTTGTTAGATTTACAAAGTCGTTCACGTACTGTTTCTTATTTGTATATAGGCGGAACACTGTCTGGAGTGTTTAGTAATTTAGAATTTACACCAATTTATTCTCAGAGAATATTAGGACTAGTTACTGATACAAATCCAAATGGAACAATATACGAAGGCTTTAATATTATTAATAAAGATACATTTAAGTATCACGGAATCGCATCAGGCGCTAACTCACTTGTAACAGGTACAGGCGTTGTTAGAACAGCTGACCAATTTTTACCATCAGATTCAAATGGTATTACAGTAGGAACTTTAACTGTACAAAACTCAGGTGGATTAACAATCGGTCTGTCGCAAAATAACGTACAAAAAGTTGTTGGCCCACGTTTTTATATTGAAAATCAGCTTACAGATCACGATTTAAGTTTGCGTGTTAAATCAAGCGCATATGGATCAGTTACAGTTGATGGTATTTACATTGATGCAAGCGAAGGTCGCGTAGGTATATTTACAACAGATAGACTTCCTGAGTATACTTTAGACGTAGAAGGCGATTTAAGAGTAACTGGAAACTTATTAATTGAAGGCGATACTACAAGTATTGATGTTGCAACTTTAAGAGTAGAAGATAAAAACATTGAAATTGCAAAAACAGCTGACGGTACAGTGCTTGATCAAGCTGATGCAGATAACGCAGGTTTAATATTAGACATTACTGAAGCAGCAGTTCCTAAACAAAAGCTTCTTACTTGGAAACAAGCTACTAATGCATGGACATCTAACGTAAACGTAAACGTCAGCGACACTGCTAAATCTTTTATGATCGGCGGCGTTGCAAAATTATCCAATACTACTTTAGAATCTACAGTTATTAACAGTAGTTTAGAAAATTTAGGAACGCTAACAGAACTACAAGTTGATGAAATTAATGTCAACGGTAAAACAATTAGTTCAACTAACGATTTGCGAGTAGTCTCAACAGCAGGTATTTCTATTACAGCAGCAGGCGATATTGCTATTGCAGATAATCAAAAGATTACCGGACTTGCTACACCAAATAACGATCAAGATGCTGCAAATAAATTATATGTAGACACAAAAGTTGCAGTAGAAACAATTGCATTTAGTATGGATATTACCGGTCTTGGTAGCGGAGTGACTTTGCAAAATGCAGTAGCAGCATACTTGGCAGATATGTATCCAGTAGGTTCAATAAACGCAAACAAACTTGCAAAGATACATGCTACTTCTTATGCAGGTGCAACAGTTGACGGCGTTAACGTTGAAGCAATTAAAAATGTAAGTTATATTGCAGTTGATTCAAATGGTACACAAAATGAATCAGTGGTGCAAGATGTAGTTTTTGCTCCAGAAGGCGCCTCAGGACTAGTTGTTCTTACACCAACAAGGTCATTAATGGTATATAAAGCAGTAGGTAACGCCTGGGTGCACCAGACAACTACAGCATATTAAAAAACGATAAATAATAGATAGTACTAGGGGTTAAACTAACATGGCATATCAAATTGATAGATATAATAATACATTATTAACAGTTGTCGAAGACGGCACGGTTGATCAAACTACCGATCTTAAATTTATCGGTAAAAACTATGCCGGTTACGGCGAAATCCAAAACGAGAACTTTCTTTATTTACTTGAAAATTTTGCAGGAGCAAATCAACCAGCAAGACCATTAAGTGGACAAGTTTGGTTTGATACTGCTGGAAGCAAACTTAAATTTTATGACGGCGCAAAATGGCGCACTACTGGCGGCGCTGAAATTGGATCAGCTGAACCAACTGGTTTAGCAGTTGGAGACTTTTGGTGGGACTCTGGCAATGATCAGTTATATGTATATAACGGTACGAACTTTGTATTGATTGGCCCACAAAACGCAGGCGAAGGTGTAACCCAAATGCAAAGTCTAGAAGTTCTAGACGATATTGGCGGCGTAAGAGGAATTATTGGCGCAACTATCGAAGACGAAGTTGTTATGGTTATTAGTCCGACAGAATTTACATTATCAGATGCTACTCCAGTAATTGGTTTTGATAGAGTCAAAAAAGGTGTAACTCTTGTTAATACTAAATTAGATACAAGCGGTGTTACATCAACACCGCATTATTTCTGGGGAACAGCTTCTAATTCATTAAAATTAGGTGGCAGAGATGCATCAGAATATGTATTAACAGCAGTTGGCGAAAATACAATATTCAGCTCAGTTGTAGAATTTCCAGATGCTGGACTTTTTGTAGGCGATTCACAAGATCTTCAAATAATTGTTGAAAATGGCACTGAAGGTGTTATTCAAAACGTTTCAGGCAATAACAGTATTATTAAACTAAAAACAACTGATTCACAAGGAGTTGTAACACACGTTGCAACAGTTAATTCAACTGGACTTATTCCTGCAACTGATAACACATTTAATATAGGCAGTGCTAGCTTGCGTTGGGCAAATGTTTATGCAGCTAACTTTACAGGTCTTGCAGAAAAATCCAGCGCATTAGTAGTTAGTGGAACATCTAGAAGCGGTGATATTAGTGCATCTAATAATTCTGTTGCTGTTCGTGATGCAACTGGTAACATTGCTGCAAACTTATTCCAAGGTACTGCAACACAAGCACGATATGCTGACTTAGCAGAAAAATATACAACTGCTGAAGAGTACCCTGTTGGTACAGTTATGGCAGTTTGCGCACACGAAGATCACGAAACTGAAGCAGCTAATACTAACAGTATTGCAATTGGTGTGATATCACATGCACCTGCATACTTGATGAACAGCGAATGCAACGGACAAGCAATTGGTTTAAAAGGACGAGTTCCTGTGCGTGTAGTTGGACCAGTAAAGAAAGGTCAAGCAGTATACTGCGGTGACAATGGCACAGCAAATGCTGTATTAAATGGTTGCTGTTTAGTTGGAGTTGCATTAGAATCAAGTGACGACGCTTCGGAAAAATTAATCGAATGTGTACTTAAAGTTTAAGGATTACTAATGGCCGATATTACCGCAACTCGAATAAACAATTTACACGAAAAGATTAAACTTGTTCTAGGAGTTGGAGCAGGACAAAATGGATATGGACAAGTTCTTGTAAGTTCTCCTGTTTCAAATTTAGGAGATATTGCATCTGCAGAAGACGTAAATAATATCTACGCTGATGTATTAAAGGCTAGAATACACCAAGTCGGTGTAGGTGATATTGGTATTGCAGAAGTAATACAAAATTTAAATACTATTGCATTAGATACAAGTAATTTTGTTGATGACGATGGAATTACAACACCTGATCCTGAAGGAAATAAAAAGGGTATTGTTGATTTTGAAAACTTAATGTCATCAGTTGAAATTGATAAATTTTTAATGCATCCGTCGCAAGCTGCACTTGAGCCTGCAATTAACAGTGTGAGAACTGCTACTTGGAATGGATTAATTAAACACCAAGTAATTGTAACGTTTACTGATGAAAACGAGCGTAGATATTTTTTTAACACTGGCGGCGAAATTAGAATTAGTGCAAACAATACTAGTGCATCTACACCTAAAGGACTAGATTGGGCTGAAGTTTGCTCACAAGTAGGAATAGTATCATTTAGTGCTAACAATACGCAGAGTACGCAAGGTGGTGCCCAGAGTATTGGTAATTATACATTAACTTCTTCTGATCAAACAGTATATCAAAAAATTGGCGGCGGCACATATAGTACAGTTTACGCAGGAAACATTTATACAATAAAAGCTAGGTCAGAATCTGATAACACTATTATATTTACAGTTGAGTTTAATGACGTTGTGTTTGATAACAACGTCGACAATAATGTAGATGGACGACTTGAAAGTACTTTTCAACATTATCGGGCAAGCGCCGATGTTGATGTTGCTGCACCTGCGTATTTTAATCAAATCACTCTTGCATAATTCGGCTTTAATTGTTTTAACAATTAAATAAAATAAATACTGGGTAAAGAGAGTACTGATGGCTACAACTACAACAATATTAGCAAGTAGATATAACACGCTTAGAAATTTAACAAATAAAGTTCTAGGAGCGTCTGTATCAGCATCACCTAATTATGGTTACGGTCAAGGATTTTCAACTTCTGCAGTTGTTGGATCTAGAGCTGATTCGACATTATCAACTGTTAATAAAATAAGTGCGCAAGATTACGAAGATTTATACATTGACTTAGTAAGAACAAGGGCACATCAAATTGGATCTTTTGCAATATCTCCATTTGTTCTAGGTGACTACGAAACTAACTTAGCTAGCACTGATAAAGTTGAATTGGCATATATGACTGCGCTCGAATCATTAGCTGCCCAAATAGAAACAGATAGATTTTTAATTCATCCAACGCAATTTAATCTAGACACTCTTAAGAATACTCAAGGTGCCCCGCTTGTTAGTACACGATTAAATAGTGCCAATGGCACATGGAATGGGGTTATTACACATATTTTTACAGTAACATTTGAATCAGATGTTAAAAGACGTGAATTTTTTAATGCCGGTGGAGAAATTCGATTAAGCGCACTTGTATCATATGTAGGTAGTCAAGCAAAAACAGTTGATTGGCAAACAATTTTAGCAGCAATGGGTAGTATTAGTTTCAAAGCTAATAATACTGCCAGCAATGTTGCCGGTCAGGGCACAGGCTATCCGATTGGAAATTATCAATTATCTAGTACATACCAACGTGCTTATTCTCGTACCGGCGGAACAACATATGCAAGAAATAACTATACTATAGATGTATTATCACTGAATACATCTACAATACAGTTTAAAGTTTCGTTTGTTGACGGACAACCAAACGATATTACATATGGTATCGACGAAGCAGTATTTGGAGACTTTACTAGCAGAGCTGAACTTGCTCAACCAGACGGAGTAGTAACAATTAATGGAATTGAGCATCCGACTGTATTATTTCCTATTGCAAAGTTACCAAAAGGTTCAACTGTTTCGAATCTAGGATAACCATCTTTTAGGTTGACGCAGATCAAAATTTGTTATATACTGTACAAGTATATTAGGAATAAATTATGGATCAGCGTTTAAAAAAAGCAATTGATTTTTCTAATTATGCGGTTACTCTTAGTAACCAAAAACGCATATTAAACGAAAAATTTAAAGAAAGTTGTGTATATTATTTTAATGGTAGTCAATTTACTATTACTCAAGAAATTATAGGATTCTGTCAAGCATTAGCACATACTACTTCAATTATATTAATTGATGACAACGGTATTCCAGTTAAAATTGATAACTTGTTAAGTTTTACAGCAGATATTATTGAAATATACACTAACGCATCTAATGAATATTTAGATGAATATAACGAATTAAAAAAATCTAGATCAGTTGAAAAATTAATAAATTATGAGTAAAGGTGCAGTACTAATTGCTAAAAATAATAAGTACGTGGACTATATTAAGCAAGCAGTATTTCTTGCGCAACGTATTAAAAAATATTTAGATATTCCAACTACTATTATTACTGATAACA